CGCCACGCATAACAGCTTTACCGACATTTTTAGGGTGAAAGCCAGCATGCTTGCTAAACCGCCTACGCGATGTTTTGTTAGCCAACTTAAATCTCTTCTTAAATTTATAACTTTTCATATATTTACTCACTTTTTTAAAAAAAACAAAAAGATATGTTAGAAGCCTAAGGTTATGTAGACGCCTAACGTGGTGTCACCTGGGCATATTAGTGTCAAGTATATCTAATATGCCCGATTTATCCACCCTCACCGCAGTCCGTTGACTTAGAAAGGTCAGCAGACTTAACAGCCTCTGCAACAACATCGGATGGAATCAAACCTAACTCTTTCATCTCATTAAAATTAGCAGGGTCGCTAACAAAAGACAAGAATTCGCCAGGATCATTTTGAAACCTAGAACGAATAGTAGCAGGAAGCGTCTCAAACGCTTCCTGAGCCGCGATTACCTGGTTAAGGCTAGTATGATAGTCCTGAACCCCAGAAAGGTCCTCATAACGCCCCTGGTAGCGGCCAACGTGGGTTAAAATACCATTCTTAACCCACTTGTTCATAATATTATTAATATCGCACTCATCTTTAAAGCTTTGCTTTGTTAAAGATACATCTTCACAATACAAACGATGATCAATTTTTTTTAACATTCAATATTCTCCTAATGAAAAAAATCATACAACTTAGAACCAACAATATTACCAATCTGCTTTCGATGAGACGAAACAAAATCAAGAGCAGAATTAACACTACCTACACCTTTGTTTACTAAAGCCTGCATAGGAAGTTTAGACTCATTAACTCTAGCATTAACACCACTAGTAATCACATTGGCCTCTGCAACTTTACGAAGCGCATTATTGAGAATAGTTTCGCTTTTAATCTTATCATTAGTAGCCTCTAAATTACGGACATCAGCGACCATTCTACGCGCTTCCATAGCAGAACTAACAGAGGGGCCAAGTTCATTCTGAACAGTAGAACTAGCACCAGACGGGATAGATGCACCGCCAAGCTTAGCAGCAAGAATAGGATTTAAACCAGCTTTACGCATATCTTCCATAGCGCGCTGGTATGAAGTATTACTCATCCTTTCTTGAAAACCTGTTTGCTCATGAGCAATATCACGGTTAGCTTTATTAGCACTATGAGTACCTAATAAACTAGCAGCACCAATAGCAAGTCCACCGAAAAAAGGCCACATAAATAATCCTTAAAAATGATCTATTAAACCAGGAACACCATACACAGGCATTGGCCGAGCACATTTTAAATCAAAATAACTATCAAACAAGAAATGAGGCGCAGTAGAAACAGCTAAAACACGAGTCATAGGCGCATTTTCTTGAATAAAAGTAGAATTAAGCGTAGGCAAAGATCCAAAATTTTGAGCCAAATGCCATGAATCAAGAGGAGTAGCAAAATTAGAACGAAATTGACCAGTAATTAAACCAGGCTTATAACGATATTCGCCGAATCTCTCTTGGAAACCAAAAACTTGAGTATCAGCAGAAGTACCTTGAGCATAAATTTCTTGATTAAGAACAGCCTGTTCACCAATATGAGATAAAGCGGGCCAATAAAAATCATACCTAGTAGATCTAGAAAACATTCGATTTAAACCTTGTTGATAGTTTAAATCGGCACGAACAGAAGCAAGACCAATAATAACACCATGTTCAGTAAACGATTTAGTAAATCCATGACCATGTAAAGAACACGTACCAAAAGCAGCTAAATTACCTTGAGGGGTAGTCTCTCCAGTCATACCAGTACCAGAAGTTTGAGGAACAGGAGAAATATTAACAGGTGAAGATCCACCACCTAAATATTCAGGGCGTTGCAAACGCATATCAGGTGAAACAACACCAAAATGAGATCTGATAATTTCAGTATAACGAGTACCGCCACGAGCATCACGCTCAAACATCTTTTGAATCTGAAAAGATTCACGCAATTGATTGATACTAACACCAGTAGCAGCAGCTAAATTTGCATAAATCTGTAAATGATTAGCAGCACTAGTGTTACCACTAGTAACAGTATTAAAAGTAACATAAGAAGTAGCAGGAGCATTAAATGTTTGCACAGTACCATCTGACTGTCTTTGCCCTGAATTACTTGCTGTAGCATAACCATCACCAATACCAATACCCAGAACAGGAGCAGTACCACTCAACGGAACATTAAGAGCAGAACCATCATTAACCTTTTGAGGCCAAGGTAAGCAAGATGTAAAATAATCCTGTCTTTTACCACGACGTTGAAGCGTATAATTGGTATAAGTATCAGGTCCATCATCCGTTTCAACAGTCAAAGATGTCTGTAAATTTTGATCACGAAACCACTCATTCCAAATTAAATTATAGGCACGTGCGTGCAAACTATTAAAAACTAAACCAGTAACACCAGTAGGAATACCAAAATAATCAAACAAAGTACCATTAACAACACCTCCAGAAGGAGCAGTCAAAGTAGGCAAAATATAATCAGTACTATCCGTTGGATTAGCTTGTTGTCCATTCATTTGTTGCCAATGTGTCCAAACAAGACGATTAGGAACAAAAAAGAAAAAAGTTTCTAAATACATATTATCCATAATTGGATAAATAGGAGTAGCAAGCCTAGCAAAAGCAGTAAGTTTACAATTAAAAGTATCACCTGGAAGTACTTCATCAAGATAAATAGGAACTAAATATCCCTCATTGAAAGTAGTCTTATAACCATGCGATCTATTAAACTGAGACCTAGGAATATTAGCCGTAGGAACAGCAGCAAAAGTATGATTAGCAGAGGAAGAAGTCGAATTAACACGACCTTTACCAAATTTCATAATAGTATATCCTTATACAAAAAATCCATGTGGACAGTCTGATCATTTTACAAGTTGTAAAATGATCAGATCAAAATAAAACTAAGTATTTTTAACAAACTCCAAAGCAAGACCGAGACTATAAGGAGCATCATAAACAGTAAACTTGCAATTAGAATCGTTAAACTCTCCGATTTCAAATAACGTAAAATCCTCTGAATATTTACCAATTTGATGATTCTTATCATTCGCAACTTCAGCAAAAGTGCGAAGCGCTTGACCTTTAGTCTGAAAAAACATTGGGGCAACATAAGCATCCGTTTTAGAATCATAAACTGAATATATCTTTAAAATCATAAATTAAACTCCCTTTATCATAAAATATCAACATCAACTGGATTTTTAGTAGAGCTCATCCTTGAGATTAAAACCTTTTCCCTAACAGCCAAACGATCAGCTGTATTATTAATAGCATACTCTTCAAGTTTTGCAATACGCTTAATCTTTATATTTTCAAAATCATCAGGATTAATCGCCTTAAACTTAATATCATAATACTTAGGGGGACGAAATTTTTTACCATTAATAACAACTTCATCAGACGGATAAACATCAGCAGCATGTTTATCAAGCCAAAACTTACCAAGACCTAAACTCATAAGAGAATATTCAGGTAATCTACCTTGATAATGAGATTCTGCTATTTTACCTGTAATTTTCTTCTGAATATAACCAGCAACATAAGCGCTGGTATCATAAGTAACATCAGTAGTAGTTGAATATCCCATCGGCCATAAATTTTGTAAAAGAGCAGAAGTATAATACCTATGGCCATCTTTAGTAAATAAATATTTCTTATCAGAAAAATCAAAACCAAATAAAATAGCATGATAATGAGCACGATTAAATTGACCGCCATACTCGCCACAATGATAATATCGCACAGTATTAGGAGCTATTCTCTTACGTAAACATTTCATAAAATTCTGAAAATGAGACTTTACCAAAGTACCATTAGAAGGTAAGTTCTCTGGAGAATAAGTTAAAGTAATAAAACTATTTTCTTTACAAATACTAGCTTCACACCAACAACGAACACCCCATTCTTTAGTACGAGCTATACGACAAGATAAACATTTTCGACAAGCAACCTTAATAGGTTCACCGCCTCTTAAATTTTTAGAACTAAAAATAAGCTTTTTAGAAACAACACCAGGCAAAGGATACCATGCTTGCAAAGGGCGTAGACATGCCATAAAATAAAATCTCCTATTATCAGACCAAAAACCAAACAGTGACCCGTTACAAGCGGGTCGCTAAATTGAGTCAAACAAAAAACTAAAACCTTATTCCGCCACGCATAACAGCTTTACCGACATTTTTAGGGTGAAAGCCAGCATGCTTGCTAAACCGCCTACGCGATGTTTTGTTAGCCAACTTAAATCTCTTCTTAAATTTATAACTTTTCATATATTTACT